GGGATCATTCCCACCTCTATTTATCGAATGTTATTTACGACCAAGAGAATATGCCTCTTTGATATACTGATACTGATCTTTCAGAGCTTTTGTTATCGGATAATATAATCCATCCCACATCTTGTTTGTAGCAACTGAGATTTGTAATAAAAGTTTGTCAAGCGATGATTGTTTATCGTCACCGATATTAACTTTGTTATTATCCTGCTTCTCTGATTCAGATCCATTAAGAGGTGGAGCCTGTTGAGTACTATTCTTACCAAGATTATTTTGGATATTGACTACTTTAGTTTTTAAAGAATTCGTAGCCTGTTCAATACGTTTACTTGTATCAAGTAATCCTTTATGAGTAGCATCAGCATTTGCTACATTATCAATCCAATTAACAAGCTGCTCTTTGATCTTATCACTTGTATCAAGTGTTATAGGATTGACAGTAGTATTACTCTTATCAAGAGGATCCTTATCAAATAATACAAAGTTTGTATACAGTACACCCGCTGTCTTTTCATCTACCTTTTCAGAATCAAACAAATCCTGAATGGATTTGTTATCTATCGTATATAATTTTTTGATGAAATTATTCATTGCTTCTGGTGTTTCAACGTCTTTCTCATTAAATGCATTTATACAACTAATGATGGTATCAATGTGTTTAATGTTGATATCTTTTGCATATGGAAGAACACTCATAGCTCCATTGAACTGCATTTGACTAAGAGTATTTTGATGCTCTTTAACCCAGTTATACGCACGAGTAAAACTTTGGTTATTAAAAAATACATCAAATTTCTTCTTAACGGCAGTTAACGTTGAAATTATTGTATTGAATATCTGAGAGATAGATAATGCTTCTGAATAATAACCTACTGCATAGTATGGGTCATTTTCAAGTCCATACTCATACATAGTATATTCATCTAACATCTGAAGATATTCGAATGTAGGCGATGAATAAATATCCATTAACTCAGTAGGCATTCTTGTTGTATCAGGAACAGAAGACATATTGTTATCATTTGGACTTAAATCTGATTTATCTCCCCCGAGTACCTTAATCTGAAGGGAAGAGAAAGTCTTCTCAATCTCAGCATTTCTCAATTCGTTGATCTTCATTTCAAAGTCTCTAGCTCTGAATAATAAAGCCGTTGCTATATCTCTATAGAAATCGCCAACAATCTTGAGATTCTCTGAAATAATATTGGAAGTAGTTACATTGTATCTTGGATAATCTTTTTCTTCAGATCTAGTTCCAATAAATCTCTCAACAGTATCCTTTATTGTATATAAAAGATTTATAGAGAATACAGCAAAATCTCTAATTGTTTCCTTATAACTTTCAAGAGTTTCCTGTTTCGGAACTGTATCTCTTATAACATAAAGTATACTCTGTTTGTTTGTTGAAGTTCCTTGAATTGCTTGTACGTTGTTGTATATCAAACTCTTTAGAATCATATTCATTTCAGCAGCTCTTGACTGATATACTCCGTCAAAGTAATCATAATGACGCATCTTGATAAAGAATTCATACAATTCATTGCCGATGAGTTGAGATGCAAATACATTAGATTGCATAGCTTTATCTTCCAATCTTCTATATTTACATCTATCATCATTGGAGTTATACAAATTCTCAATCCCAATAGCTTTTAAAAATGTATCAAATGCATCTTCGAACTCTTTGAACTTTGTAAAATCTCTACTTACAGTTTCATCAAGAGTACTAAATATAGAAATTGTAGTTTCTGTATTGCTCTGATCTGTATCTTTATTGATTGCAGATTCATATCTCGCTTCAATGGCATTATCATTTTTAACATTTGCAAATATGAATGGATATGCATATTTAGCAACCATATAGATTCTTGTAGCATATGCTGCCAGAGAATAATTAATATATTCGACAACATTATTTACAATAGATACAAATACCTTCATATCTTTAGATAGAGGGTAACGATGTTTATTGATATCATATGTCATGAAATCAATAGTCTTTTCAACGGCTTTATATAATACACTTCTTTCTCTTCTGTCAAAGATATTGTAAGACTTAGTGGTATTATATTTAGACGCTGCTGATTTATCAGTTATAACCATAAATCCATCTTTACCAGTATTCAGTACATTATCAAGAAGACCTCCAACTTCTGCTTCTCTTGAAGGAAATGCTTTCGATAATGTATGATCCATGAAGTCTTCAATATCTTCAATTGATTCGCACTTACCACTTTCCACAAGTTTAATCAAGCCGTCAACAAACTCTAGCACTGAAGCATAGTCATTTTTGGCATATACATAGTCTCTGACTCTTTCATATGAAATACTTCTAACTCCTTCTACTCCGTTAGATGTTTTCATTTCTTCCTGTAATGTTGATGAATATTCATCCCAATATTTTAAAAAGCTATTAACATAACCAAGATAAAGCTGAATAACTTTTTTATCAAGATCTTTCATCATGATTACAGACTTGAATATTTCATTTTTTAACTTTGATCCTTCACGTACCATTTCGTGAATGCGATTTGTGATATCGACGTCTGTTAAGATGTCAAATTTCTTTTCATTCATATCAATGTCTCCTTTGCTATAAATTAGGTAATATAATTACATTCTGGTCTATAATACATGTATTATTAAATCTTATGACCAATACCGATATAAAATACTACATTAAAGGGGTGGTTTAAAACTATGAAAATTTACAGATGTCAACATTGCAATTATAGCGTTGCTGAAGATAAAAATAAAAAAGGAATACATAGTGCAAAACATAAAATGGGAGAGCATTATCAAACTAAACATAAAAATTTAATACCTGGAGATATGACTGGTTATCAATGGTTTTATTATCTACTTACAAAGAAAGATAAAGGTAGTTGTGTAATGTGTCACAATGAAACAGAATTCAACGAGTTGACTATGAAGTATTCAAGATTCTGTGATAATCCGGCGTGTAAATATAAATATAAACAACAAAGAGATCGAAGAATGATTTGTAAACATGGTAAAGTATACTTGTTAGATGATCCTGAAATGCAAAAGAAAATGCAACAAGGTAGACGTATAGCAGGTATATATAACTGGAGCGATGGAAAAAGTAAATTTTCATATCTATCAAGTTATGAACTACATTTTTTAAAATATCTTGATACAGAACTTCACTGGCCTGCTTCAGATATAATGGCCCCATCTCCTCATACATACATGTATGAATACCAGGGTAAATCTCATTTCTATATGCCTGACTTTTTTATTCCTAGTTTAAACTTAGAAATAGAGATTAAAGATGATGGAAGTGCAAAAAATATTAATCAGGATAGTAGAGAAAAAGATAAGATTAAAGATGAATTAATGAAGTCATGCTCTAATCTTGTTGATTATATTAAAATCGTAAACAAAGACTACACAGAATTTATGGAACTAATTAAAGCAAGTTAATAAGGAGGATAGCTAACTATGGTGCAGTATGATAAGAGTCAATATTATGTAGACTTTAGTGATAGAGATAATCTCACTAATGATGAGAAAAAAGCTTTGGAAAAAATTCAGGAATTGTATAGACCGATCGAGAGAGTAAATTTCCTTATCGAATATAAGGTACAAGGGAAGATAACTGCAGATGAATTTGAAAAGATGACAGGTATCCCTTATGGAGGGTATGATATTTAAAAGAGAATAATATGAGTTTAAAGAGATGAATTATTGTAAAAAATAAATGGACGGGATATGATCCCGTCCATTTATTAATATTATTTTTATTATCATTCTTTCATTTCTTCAACCTTAATGATATTCTGATACCAGCTTAAGAATGGCACTCTGTAACCAACGACAGTGATCTTATATGTATTCCCTTCTTTTAACTGACTCTGTATATTAGAACTGTTGAATTTTAATCTGATGAAGCAATCAGTGTTTTCAAATACAAGCGCGTTGCCATCTTCATCGTCAGCAAATACCATATATTTAGATGGAGATTTGTTTTTTGATTTTTCAACTATCCTATCTTTATCAGTAACAGTTACAATATAATCTGTATCATTGAATGAGAACGGAATGTTGACAGCGCATACGATTGCTATTAGCATCAGCATACAGATAGTCGTAACAAAGAAACGTTTGGTTTTAGCATTTTTCATTTTCATATTATTTCTCCTCTCAGTTTTTAATCGGTATAACAACGAATCCATTTGTAAGTCCATTTCTTACCAGAACCAGAAATCTTAGCATAATCCTGATAAGGATATTCCTGAGTAGTTCTTGTACACAGTTTTTCTTCCTTCAGAAATGCAAGGAATTCTTTTTCAGTAATCTCACGACTGAATTCATACTCATCAAGATCATATCCATCTCCATAATGAATTGGCCGGTAATCATGATTCTTAGATACGACAGTGAAATCGATAACTACAGGCATCTCTACAACAGTAGGAGGGTTGTATGTAGGTACCAAAGTTACAACATCAATGAAGTCATAAGAAGAACCACTGGCTGTCTTAAAGATAATCCCGTCCTTTGTTTCGATTGATTCAACCATTGATGTCGTTTCCCAGATCACAGTCTTAGAAGTAATATCGATGAACATCAAGTGACCAGTCTTTTCTTTATTATGACGAACAGCCAGAAGCTTCCCATTAAGGACATCGCCATTCCCAAAGATAGTGTTACGCAACGTATAAACACGCATATGAAATACCTTCCTTTCTTTTCTATTATGTGTATAATATACACATAATAGTAGTGGATATACGATTACGTTGGTTTTATAACCTCTTCCTTCAAAGGCACACATTCAGTATATGTTTTCTTTGTCTTAGCCATGATCATTTCCTTAAATTTAAATTCATCTTTAAATTTTAAATCAAATAATGATGATTTAACCATAATGGTGAAAACTGTATCTATTGGCGGCCACACTGCTCCTACTTCTTTAATTATAACTCCATTATATACAACAGCTGATGCAGATTCATACTTCAAGAATTGATATTCTACTAAAGTATTTAAATCTTCTGCATTGATCTCTTTCATATCAACCTTTCTGAAATCACTTCCTTTAAATAATTGAATCCTGCAAGGAAGCATATAACCTCTGTTGATTGTTTCAAATTCTTCCGGCGAAATACCATAATCTTCTAACATCCAATGTTGGTGATCTCTATCGTCACCAGGAGCATCTCCGAATGTAAGCTTTCCATTGATCCAAGCGAATTTAATTCTCTCAAGATGAAACTTTTCACCTGCTTCTCTTTCAGCATCAGATAATGTTACAACTTTTCCGTTAAGTAAAGCATCGTTTGTCATTCCATTCTCCCTTCTTAGTGAAAATAATTAAAGTTAATCCATACATCATTATTACCTGCAAATGGTGTTTCAGTTAATATCACAACTTCTTTACTACCCCCTCCCGATTTAGTTAATACAGCATCTCCATATTTTTCTTTTAGGAAATTCTGTACAGCTTCTCTTACTTCTTCCAAGTCCTTAGGTTTATTCATATTTTCACCCCTTTCTATATTTTTATAATATATAAATGAAAGCATAATGATAGACGGGGAATTCCCCGTCTATCATTATTATATTTTAGCTATTAAGCCAGTCAGTTAACATAGACTGAGTTCTCTTACGAATGCTTTTATCTGTAATGGGCTGAACGTAAACATTGTTGCTTTCCTGAATTACAATTCCTGATCCTGTTTCAGTTAATCCTGTTACAGCATCAATAGTCAATCCAAATGATTCGCACAACCATTCAGTTTCCTTTGATGAATTTGCAGCCATCCTTGCTAATTCAGGGAATTGAATAATCTTACATCCAGTATGTTTAGTAAACATATCTACAGACTCCTGAATAGGTTGATTAATTTTAGCCATTGCTTCAGGATGAGAAGGATATAGTACCCAATCATAGGTGATAAGTTTACGAACAAATACAACAGCTCTACCATTCCTGTTCTGTAAAGCTCCAAGAACTCTGGCACTGAAGCATGGAATGATCTTACCATCAACAATTTTAATTGCCATATTCATTCCATGTTTGTTAGATGAGTCTGTTTGAATTCCAGCCTCAAGCAATGTACCATTCAGAGTTGGTCTCCTAATATAGTGAGAAGTCAATTTCATATTAGGATTAGCAATTCTTTGCATTGTAAGCTCTTCGCCTTCTTTTTCAGGTGCAGGGTGATCAATCTCTCCCATCCAACTATTCTGACGAAGCATGGATTGAATATAGTCATCTGTGTTTATTTTGTTCATAATATTTTCAGCATCATATTCACGTCCATTACGATTCTTGCGTCCAAATGATTGCAGAACTGCATTGAATGTTACATAAAATCTATTCCCTTTATCATGGACCTCGTATCCAAAATCGTTTCCATAGTCTTCCATATAGGAAGTTTGTTCCTGAATATAACACAATGTATCAAGTGCTTCACATGGCATATTCTCACCTCCTTTTTTATTTTATCTCATTTTTAGTAACAATCCCAAGTGAAAAATACTTTATTGAAATTCTTAGCTCTTAAGTTTTTCTCATCAATAAACCAGTTGGCGATTCCAACATCTCCCCACATAATACCTTTTTCAGAATCAAGCTGGAATAAAAGGGTTTGATACTTACCATCCTGTCTAGGATCCCATTGAGTAAAGTTAGGCTGACCTCCAATACGAGTTCCCCAAGAATTTTCTTCAATCTTCTTAAGTATTTTATCATAAATATCTTTAGGAAGATCCCATATACATTTAATCTTAACATTGAAATGTTTCTCAATGATTGGATTAATGATATCATTGAATTCTTCGCATCCATAATGAAGATACTGCTTTTCTAATACTCCTTTAATGATTTTAAACATACCTGTGAATGGGAAATCATAGTTCTTATCTTCGAAAAAAGTAGTACGAGGAATTTTATCAAGCATATCGTATTCCTCTGTAGCATATCTTTCATGATAGATAACTTTGATCTTATCGTCTCCCATATCTGTATATTCAGCATCGTTTACAAAAAACTGAAGTAAACCCTTAGTAGGATAACCATCAAGATGTGGTAGCTCAGAAAAATTAATCTGAGCTATCATAATCATAGGCTCTCCTTTTATACCTGTAGGATACTTTTGATTCTTAGGCCAGTAAGGAGTTCCACCAATTTTTGAAATAGTTCTTTCATTGATGGAATCATTTGGAACATTAGCTCCTAATTCCAAACGAATACTATCTTTACCAGTAATCTTACAAAATTCATCAGTTGTATTTTTGATAGCCTTTTCAATATCAACATCTTTAGGAATTTCAACAGTTTTCCAGACAGAGTTACGTGTGACAGATCCGTATCTACCTCCAGGACCCTTACCTTTAACATTTCCTTTACGGTTCAAAATCTTTGAATATCTTTTAAGATTTAAAGCTCTGGAGGTTGACTCAAAAAAATCCTGTACTCTTACCCCTTCAAGTATAAAGTCATCATCAGTATTCTTGATCTGAGGATCTTCTTTCTTAATTGCAACTGCTGCATCCTTTTCTCCTTCTGTAAGTTCTGCACGGAGTTTCTCTGATTTCTTACGATAAGCTTCACAGACAGCTTTCTGTTTTTTAATAATCTCTTCTTTCTTAGCAGGATCAATTGTTTTAATATTTCTAAGCTGCTCGATATTCTTTTCAATATCATTTACTCTCTGATCAAGAGCAAGAATTGTATCAGCCTTTCTTTTATATCTAAGATATAAAATAGAACGAATAAGTGGAACAATTCCAAACAAAGAGTTCTTCACACTTGTTACAAGCCTCTTGGTATAATGACCAATACGACCAACGTTCTTGAAGATGGAATCCACGAGATCTAACGTGTCAGATACAGTTGATTCGAAATACGTAGACTCTTTCATCTCTGTATCTATCTTAGAAGAATTCTCTCTTGATTTAAGCATCTCTTCAAGATACTCTTTATGTTTATTATTGGAAAGCTGCTTAGAAAGATCTACGATAGTTTTAGGAATAATTCCGTAAGTAGATCCATGTTTTTTCTGGATCTTGATCTGAGTTCCATTCTGAACCACATCCATGTTATTAGCCATAACCATAGATAATCCAGTTACGAGCATATATAAGGAAGATTCATATTCGAGAATAACTAAACGAACATTCTTATTGTATCCTTCCATATATAGACTCTTATTTGATTCGAGAGCATCATAGATAGTTTTGATGTTACCCATGATATCAATACCGGATAAATTTTTATTAATAAAATTCATCGCGGTCTTGATATTCTCATATCCCTGAAAATCCTGAATATTACCTTTGGTACTACTAATTCTGGTATCTTTAACATTCTCTTTACCAGCAAGATTTTCAATACTGGTAATGAAGTTCTTAAGGTATCCAAGACCTTTCATGGAATTTTCTTCTACATTTTTTGCAGCTTCGCGGTACTCTTTGGTGATAGTATTTTTAGTACCACAAATAATTTCAAGATAATCATTACAGATTGTATATCCATCCATTACTTATATCCTCCTTTATTTATTCACCATACGGTTTAATTCACGCATGATCTGACTATTGTCAGTCTTAGATAATTCAGCATCAATGGAAGCAAGAGACTGAACATCCCAATCATTGTCGCTATCTGTAAACAGAACTCTCATGGTTCCAGCAGATGAATCAACAATAACAACTGCAATCAGGAATAATCTGTTAGCAAGTTTCTTTGCATTTGAAACTACAGATAGGTCAATACCAGTCTGGTTCATAAGCATAGTTACATCAGGCTGAGAAAGAATAAGAGTACCATTAGGAATAGGAACACTTCCTCCAGTAATAGCACTAATAGGTTTCTTTAACAGGCTACCGTGCATGTTTTTATACTCTCCTAATCTCTTAAGAGTATTTAACCATCTCTTGTTGTAATTGATATGTTTAGCTGCATCAGCCTTAATACCTTTGATGTTAAACATATAATCCATGAAGCTAATCTCACCAGTTTTATATCTGATCTTCTGAAGAGATTTAACATTACCAGTGATAATATCTCTAAGATCCTCAGCCAGATCCTGAGTACGAATCATATGAAGAACAGATTTAATTCCAATGATGTATCGAATATCACGATCAATTGATCCATTCTTTCCTTTAATACGGAATGTAGCTTCGATAGTATAAGGAAGAAGACCATTAATCTTTTTGATATCACTATCTTTGAGAATCTTAGGAGCATCTACTGCAGAATTAACAGGGTCAGCTTTCTTATCTTTTTCAGGTTTAGGTCTATATGTAGTCTTGTTAGTTTTCTCAGCTCTTACATAACGTCCATTCTTAAAAGAGTATCCTTCAAATTTTCCTGCCTTTATTTGTTTCTTGATATCATCAATTTTCTCATTCAATGTTTCTTTTAGTTCGTTTCTCTTATCAAGCTTATCATTGACGATCTCATCGATAGTATCAGGATCTGTGCTACTAGATTTCCCGCCATACTCCTGTTCAACCTCTTTACGGATGTCGTCAGGAGATTTTCGAATTAATTCAATTTCATTCTGACTAAGATTTGCTTTATCTGCAGCAAGTTCTTCAAATTCTTTTTCAGATACAGCAACATCTTTCTGCTGGGCTTCTCTGATTTTTTCTTCGTTAGAATTTTCATCTGCCTCTCTTAAGTATAAAAACCCTGATAAAGGTTCATTAATTAAGCGAGCATTTTCCATAATAAGATTCTGATCCTTATATGGAGTCCATCTGAATTCTACTGTACAATTTTCTGTAAGCTTCTGAGAGAAGAAGATACTATCAGACATAATCTGATCAATCTCATCAATTGCTTCAAAATATTTGTTATAGAATTCATCTACTAAAACATCAGCAGCTTCTTTGATGTTACTATGAAACCTTTTAAGAAATACAAGGTTATTAGCTTCATCTTCATCGATGTACTGATTCTGTGATAACACAGTTTGTACAAGTGTAGTATAAACTCTTTCAAACATCTTAGCAATGATATGTGCCTCATTGACTCTTATAGTTTGAGCAATATAAATAGGAAACTGAAGAACAGAATTTTTCGCTCTAGCAATAATAGAACGATTATCTATTCTATTAGCTTTACCTACTCTATCATCGATATCTTTTAAAGAGTCTCCGACTTTTTTAAGGCCCTCATCATTAGTTGTTCTCAACTTGTCATCAAGACCTTTAGTGGAATCGTTCCATACCTTTTTGATCTCTGCAACATCGACATCAGCAGCTGCTTTTAAAGAGTCATCAATAATACTCTTTTCCTGAAAAGCGCTATTACCTACGTTAATCATATTTATTCTCTCCTTTTCATAAAATATTTTTTATGTTATGTACATTATTAAGCTTCTGTTTCTGCTAATATGGTAAAAATAAACAAAAAAAATATAGGAGGAAGTTTTTTGATCCCTCCTATATCATTTTTTATTAATCGTTTTCTGTCATTTCATCATTCCATAATGTTAAAAGCAAACTATCGATATTTTTCTTGTCTTCATCAGTTGGATCAATGCCGTACTTTCTTAATTTCTTTAATTTTTCCTTCTTCGTCATCATCGAGATTAATTGAGCTCTACCATCTTGCGTTGATGATAAACTATCCATTTCATCTTTAGCACATTGACGGCGTATATCAACAACGGCACATTCAATCTCACTTCTGTCGATATAAATATTTCCTACGTGACCAGTTTTAAATAGCTCATTGAGATCTATCACATCTACCTTAAACTTCTTTTTCAAATATTTACAGAAAACATCTATGATATCATTTTCTTCTTCATCACATACAATAACAATATCGTTGTGTTGAAATAGCGGATTTATGAAAGATTTATATATAATATTATACATGAAATAACTTCCACCGCGTTTCATTCTTTCTTTATCTTCTGCACTTGGATCAAGGAAATTAAAGTACATTTTCTCCAATATATTCTTGTCTTTACTTTCTTCATATGCTATAATTATTTCAGGTTCAGGATATAAATCAGGAAGTTTGACAACATTTTGTAGTTTACCACTATTCCTTATTTTAGCACTGATTATAGCATATTGCATATGAGTTATTTCACGTAAGGGAAAATAGTCAATGAAATGAGTAAGAAAATGTCTTTGGTCTATTCTATATATCAAACGTTAACACCTCCAAATAAAAAATAACGGTATGGGTAGAACATTCTACCCATAACCGCTATCCCTTGTTTATTACAGATTACCTTTCACGATCACGCTGCTTGTTTCTTCTGATAGGAGCAAAAGTCTGTACTCTTTCTTCTGTCAGCTTTGCCAACTTAGGATCATTGTTTACATATGATTCATATCTGTCAATTTCTTTGTTTTCTCCATTGTCATCTTCACGATCCTGTCCAGTTAATGCAGCAATAGCGGCTTCTTCGAGACCTCCAACTTCTGCTTCTCTTTTTCTTTCCACTTCTTCATCGAATGTTTCTTCAACGGGCTGTTCTGCAGTGGTTTCCTCAGCCTGAACTGTTACTTCCTCCGTAGATTCCATTTCATC